ATGCTTCAGCACCGTGTTCATTTCTAAATTGATCAAGTTTAGATCGTATTTCATTTCGAGCAGTTTTGTAATCTACATCTTTATCAATAAGCGATTTACCAAAAGCCTGTATTTCATCAGCAAAACCAAACGTAAAACCTTGCGCCGCAGATGAAGCTAACCCTTCTTGCATTGAGTAACTATCAACCATAGAGCCACTACCAGGTTCTGATACTGGTATTTGAGGTAACGCATCTAGCATTGCTTGTTGATCTTTTGATATTACTTGATCTTTAGAATTTGCTGCTGTTTCAGCATCTAGTATTGCTTGTTGTGCCGCTGATATTGCCATATTATCTACTCCTACCTTGCATCAAACCAATTTTTGCGCCATTCAAAGTCTTTCTCCTCATATGCTACTTGATCAATACCTATCTTTAACAGACTTGCTATTTCAGCTTGATTTAGATTTGACCATATGACTTTGTTATGTTCTTCTTGACGTTTTAACATTTCTGTTGCGAATGTGCTGAATTTACCATCGCCACCAGTTAATAACATAAGTGCTTGATCACTAAATTCCATTGCAAGTTTTCTTCTAACTCTTATTTGTGCGTTAATCATTTCAATTAATTTATCAGGTGGTAAATTAAGATCAAGATTAGTTGACATTGCCATTTTCATTTCTTTTTCTGATAATGCACCAAAAGTTGCACTATTAATAACTCTAATACCTAATTGATTTTGTATACCTCTTAACAATGAAGTATTAGGATTTGTAGATGGTAATCTACTATTTAAAACACCTGTTAGTGCTTGTTTAAATTCTTCTTCACTTCCGTATTCAGAAGGTGGTCTAAGTGTAGCCAATGCTTGTTCAAATAAATCTATTTGTAAGAAATAATCTTGTGCTGTGTCGTAAGCCGCTTCGCCCATTTCAGCAGCTTTAAGTTCATCTCTTGCTAACAGTTTTGCCTGTCTTTCTCTGTCTTGTCTTTGAATAATAGTTTCGCCATAGGAATCTAAATAAACTTTTTTAGGTTCTTCACGACCTGACTTATCTGTATGAATTTGATAATGTTGACCAGTTTCTTGATCAGTCATTATCTCACTTATTCCTAAAGCATATTCTGATGCTGCTGTACCTCCATCAAGTCCTGTCATAGCCATATACGCTTTCCATACTTCATCATTCATAGTTGGATCAGCTTCTAAAATATCAGCTAAGTCTAAGGCTTCTTCATTGAGTGGATCAGATCGCAATATTTTTAACATTGCTACTGTGTCACCTTTGCCATTATCTTCAAGTGCGTATGCCATAGCATCTTTCACGCTAATACCATCAACTTCTAACATATCAGCAATAGCGTTTTTGCCTTGTTTACGTAGTACAGCAATAGCGTTTTGTTTGCCTTTAGCTACCGTTGCGTTATCAATTCTATTTTGAAAGGCTTGGTGCATACCCTGATCAGGTCGTAATGTCATTGAGTTGAAGCCTTGCCCTAGTCTTGCAACTTGCTCTTGACTCATACCTTTAAACATTTGGTTGCTTACATTACTTACTATGCCACCAAAACCACCGAAGCCTTGCTGTGTGTTGTTTGCTTGTGGCATTGCTTGTTGTTCAGGTTGTTTGTTATCACCTAACAAGCCTGTCATTTGACCAAGCATGACTCCACCTAATAATTGTCCAAGACCTAAAGCCATTATGTACCTCCAGTATATCCACTAGCACCTAACGTCAAGTAATCAAACAATCCCGGTTGTTTTGATAACGTAGATGTGTTTTCGCCTAAATTAGAAGCTCCAAGTGCCGCATTAAGATATGGTAGACCTTGTGCTGGATGGTTCGCATAAGCATTAAACTTGCCTTGTGCTTGATCCATAACCATTTGTTGTAGTGCTTGTTGCATTGCACCTTGTTGTTGAAGGTTTTGATTAACCTGTTGCCCCATACCAAAACCAAGATTACTTAGTTGTCCTAATTGGTTAGCTGATGCAAGTCGTTGTTGTTGTCCTTGCAATCCTACGCTTTGATTAGCTAGTGAAGCCTGTAACTCTCTGTTTATGTCACCAATGCCACCTTGTTGATTGGCTAATTGACCTTGCATGTTGTTTTGTATGTCTTGCATAGCCGCTTGTTGAGCATTTGCATAGTTAGCCTGTCTAAGACCAGCTGATGATCTAGCAAGTTGTTCAAGTGATCCTCTACCTAACTCAGCGCCTTGTATTCCATGACGTGATCCACCAAAACTACCAGCAGCTTGTGCTTGTGCTGATAATTCATTAAGTCCTATTTTAGCTCCTCTTAAAATATCAGCTTCGTTTTGTTTTATAACTGAATCTGTGTAAGGATTCATGTAAGGGTTTAAATTTGTACTAGCAAGAGTTTGTGGAGTGACCGTAGCACTTGATCCTGCCGTACTAACTTGTTGAGGTTTGTAACCCATTCCCATAGCAGTACCCATACCCGCACCTTGAATGCCTTGAGCTGCTAAGCTATTAATGTTTGGTGGTGCTGTTTGTCCACCCGGTAATGGTGATCCTGCCATTTCTTATCTCCTGTTAATTATTGTAACCATATTTGCTACTAAAATGTGTGCCACCTGTATAACTAGAGTACGGATTACTATGTGGACTTGCATTATATTTTTTCTGTAAATTTGGTGGTTCATCAGGCAATACAGTAAATGATCCTCCTGAATTTGCTACAAATGTTTGTTCTACAGGGGTTGTAGCTACCCCAACTACTTTCCCATGTGTGGATTTCCCCTAAATGGTGATGGTTTATATGCACCAATACCAGCAGCTTTTTCATAATTATCCTGTTGCTTCATACCTGATACTATTGATTTGTAATCTGTTCCTGATCCTTTATTCATTCTGTAAGCATTATCTGACTCACTTACTGTGCTGTTTGGACTAATTTGGTCTAAATGCGCTTTAGATTGAAAGTGGGGAGAGTTGTAGTTAGGTGTAAAGTTACGTGCTGAGGATGGTCTTGCTGTTGGCGCACCACCACCACTACCTCTACCACTATTTCGTGATGCATTTAATTGTGCCATAGCATTAGCACCAAATAAAGAATCATATAATGCAACAGCTTCAGGTTGCGCCGCTTTTGTATCTGCAAGTGCCTGATCATATATAGGCATTGAGCTATACCCTGAAAACCCATTAAAATCTGTAGGTGTTGGCATTCCAGTTGTTGCTGTTAATGTGCTGTTAGGATCAAGCAAACCAAAAGCCTTTGCAGTTGCTATGTTGTTATTCATAGCTGCGTTTTGTGTTGCGTTAAAAGCTGCAACTTCGGGCCCGCGATAAGGCATATATTCAATTCTTTGTACATCTTCAGCACGTTGTAAGTTTCTAATCGCTGGTTGTTTTATCCAATCAGGTACTTCTGTTTTAGTAGTTTCACTTCCACCTTTTCCGCCGCCACCACTCATTTCAAAACTCCTTTATTAATGTTGTAAACTGTTCTGACCATCCTTTAGATTTCAAAACTTTTTTCCATCCTTTACGACCTGCTACTGTCATGCCATCACAGCCTTGTTGTTTACTCCATGCCATTGCATCATCATGCATGTCTGTAATTTGCTCTATTCCTTGCCCTTGATCTCCCCCTGCGAGAAAGACGTGAAGGACTTTCTTATTAGGATACACTACAATCTCTGTTACTGCACAACCGTTTGCGCCACCCCACAGTTGCATATGTCCACTTATTATCCCATCAACAATGTCTTTAAAGTCATGAGTATTACCTCCTTTGTTTAAAGCTGACTGTATCCAGTCTTTGCATCTTATTAATTCTTCTTCTAGTTTCATGGATCGTATTTTAGTTTAACCCAAGCACCGTTCTTGCTAACAACAACAGCGTTTTGAGCTTCATCCCACATAATAATGCCATCTTGTGTAGCTTTACTGTCAGCGTTGTAAAACTGTAATTTGTTTCTTGTAGTTGTTAAAAAGCTATTTAACCTTTCACCCCACGGTTTCCAATCTGATCCTAAAGGTGGTGGTGGAGTCTGTGTACTCATCGCCTACCTCCAGCGTTAGCTTCTATTCGCATAATTCCTGATCTCCAGTTGTCGTTACCTGTGCCTTGTACTTTTATACGTACTTGTCTACCCTGAAAGCGCACATCTGTAGGATTTCCAAGAGTAAACGCACCGTGTGAGGACTCAGTATCATTCGGATAAAACCGTGTCTTAAATGTCACTTCTACTTGTCCTTGTGTTTTTTCGTCAGGTATTAACTGAGTTACTTTCATTATGCTATCACCGTTACCAATACTAATCGATCCTGACTCAGCGTATGGTTTTGTTGAACCTGTGTGCGTGTAACCTGTTTCTTGATTGTAAAGATTGCCACTTGCATCTGCCCATATAGGGTTGTTAAAAACTCCTGTATCAACACCTGCTGTTCTAGCTAACTCACCAGTAGTCCAATGACCTTCTTTATAATCTAGAGCTACATATCTGTCATTCTCAATCGATGTTCCTGAAGGATAAAACCACCATATTTCGCCATGTTGTGAGTTATGTACAGCGTAAACCTTGCTTATTTGTGCTACGTTCATGTCATCAAAAACATAATCAGACACTTCACATGGCATTTCACTTGCTACTGAGCCATCAAACTGAAAAAACCCATTACGACCAATCCAAAAAGCTCCTTCATCAATAGCTACAGCACCACGTCTTGATGCAACACCACAAGCTGTACCCACTCTTTCAAACCCATATACAAATGGTGCGCCTGAATAACTAGCTACGTGTGCATCATTGTCAGTTAAGATAAGAGTTCTACCTCTCATACGTAACCCTAACATGATTTGACCAACAGTTTGCAATTCAAAGTCACCTGCTTGGTTTGTAGCACTAGGTGTCCATGATGTATTATTTTCTTGGTCACACCATGCTATTTTACGAGGGTTACCTCCTGCACCAAGTGCAAATACAAATCTTTCTTCTGTAACTACTAAACCTTTGTTTCCTGTTGGAGCATTGGCTACTACTTGTGCCACAACTCCTGTGTTAAGTTGCCATTCGTATATCTTGCCATCCTTAGATGAACAAGCCATAAGGTATTCACCCCAAGTATCTAAAGACCAAGTAGTTGCTTCATCGTATACACCTGATGACGTAGGAGCTGAACCCCAGTTTCCTACACCATAAAATCCACCACCATAACCAAGATTTAATGCTCCATTCAAATTGCCTGATGTTAGACCTGATGGTGTTATATCGTAAACGGTGTGTGAGGGATTAACGTAATACAATTTGTTGTATGTTGCACCTACAAGATATTCGTCACTAGAATTGTCAAGAAACGAAATCATTGCTCTTGGAGCTGAAGCAAACGCACTAGCTTTTCTAGTTGTCCACCCACCAACAGGTCGCATTGATCCATCGTGCCATCTTACTAAACTCGCATCTCTCCATCTATTAGATGCTTGAAAGTCAGTACCGTTTCTATATTGCCCCGGTGGTATGTCTAAAGGTATTAATGCCATAATCTTATGCCGCTATTTGAGTCCATGTGACTGCATTGTTAGTTATAAGTTCCCATTTTTCTCTACCAATTGTAGCTGTACCTGATGTTGATGATACTATACCACCGACACGTTGTACTCTATTGCATGTTGCTGTAATACTTGATGTAGGTTGTGTAACTGCATGACCTTGAAATATTTGTTCTGAGTCACTTGCTGTGCTTGAGTTTGTAGAATTGTTTGGTGTAGGTGCTGAACCACCCATACCTGAATGAAGTTGGCAATAATAAAATAAATCAGCAGTTCCATCTGCTACAACAATAGTTGATTGCGTTGACGAGTTATGAGTTACACCTGTTGTGTATTCTGTTCCACTTGCGTGTGTACCATTAGACGTTGTTGAGAATCTTAATGGATGCGCTGATGGGTAATTAAATACATAGGTGTTACCTTCAACAAGTTGTATTGTTTCTTGCTGAACACCATTAATAAAGTATTTGTTAGAGCCACTCACACTAGCAACAGTTACCTCGTTTGTATGAGTGCTTCCCGTTGATGCAATTCCACCTCTTGTAGCAAATCCGAGTACGGTAATACTGGCTACTGCTGTAGGCACACCTGATCCAAATCTAACACGATTACATATCGCCGCACTTGTTGATGCAACATTAACAGTCGATGATGCACTTATTAGAAATACACCACTTGCAGTTATTGTTGCTACTGCGTTAGCTGTCTGTGGACTTGTGCGAACACGCATCACACTTTCAGTTACGCTAGATGTAGTAGTCGATGTAGCTTGACCTGTTCTTACTCTTGCACCATTACCAGTAGTTGTAACTGTAGTCTGTGAAGCTCCATTAATAATAGCAGAGCCTTCAGGTACACGTCTAACACCGACAGTCATGCCTGAGTTAGCAGTTGTACTAGCAGTTGCTATTCTTACACGTTTACTATCTGCTGTTGCACTAGATGTTGCTGTGATTACAGTCTGTAAATCATCTGCTCCACCATTAAAGACACCAACACCATAATTCCAGTCACCATAGTTTCTAGAATCGGTTTCTTCAATGATGACTACTTCACCACTACAAGACGAGCTTGATGTAGCAGTAAGTGTAATTGTGCCACTACCAAAAGCTACAATCCAGTTGACAGGATTTGAACCTGACGTAGCAGTTACTGTAGCTGAAGCATCTTTTACATCACCTACACTTGAGCCAAATGTACGTAAACCGTAATACGATTCACCATACTCAAAAGCCATTTACTTAATTAGTTAAGTGTAATGTCTAAGTCACCTGATGGCACACGAAACACGTCACCAGTTTCAATAGTCT